ATGATACTCATCGTCGGGGGAGCCGGTTATATCGGATCCCATATCAACAAAAAACTGAGTGAACAGGGTTATGAAACTGTTGTATTCGATAATTTAAGCTATGGTCATGCTGAATTTATAAAGTGGGGACAATTCCATCAGGGAGATCTGGGAAACATAGATGATATCCGGGGTGTATTTAAAAAATATCCCATAGATGCGGTTATACACTTTGCAGCCTTTACCTACGTGGGGGAGTCTGTTGAAAATCCTCAGAAGTACTACCAGAACAACCTGTGCAACACCTTAAATCTTCTCCAGGTCATGATAGATGAGGATGTTAAGTACCTGGTGTTTTCTTCTACCTGCGCAACCTACGGTGAACCAAAAGTAATACCTATACCTGAAAATCATCCGCAAAACCCTATAAACCCATACGGAAGGGCGAAGCTCATGGTAGAACAGGTACTTGGTGATTACAGCCATGCATACGGCTTGAAATATGTATCGCTACGTTATTTCAACGCGGCAGGTGCAGACCCAGAAGGAGAAATTGGGGAGATGCACGACCCTGAAACACATCTAATACCCATTATTATGGATGTAGCTGGTGATAAGAGGGAAAAAGTCCAGATTTACGGTACAGACTACCCCACACCAGACGGCACATGTATAAGGGATTACATCCACGTAGTAGACCTTGCAGATGCCCATATGAAAGCCCTGGAATATCTGCAGGCTGGTGGTGAAAGCGATGCTTTTAATCTGGGTAACGGCCAGGGTTTCTCGGTGAAGCAGGTTATAGAAACAGCAAAGAAGATCACAGGTAAAGAGATAAAAGCTGAAGAAGTAGAGCGTAGACCTGGAGATCCACCTGTCCTGATTGGAAGCAGCACAAGAGCCAGGGAAATATTGGGCTGGAATCCGGAATACCATGAGTTATCCTATATTATTGAAACTGCCTGGAAGTGGCATCAAAAAAAGTTCGGGTAATGGAATTAAAAAATTCTAAGCCCCCTGTAGAATAAGAAATACGCCAGTATCATCAGGATTACAGTCAGAAAATTGGCCACTTTCAAAACAACCACAAACGATAATAAACAGCCAAATAAATAACATAAATCAAATGGAAATAGCTGAAGACAAATACATCAAAAAATGGATCCGGGAAAGGGATGTTAAAAAATCAAGCACACAACAGTACATGCGTGTAATGAAAAAATACACCACATACCACCAACAAACACCAACAAAACTAATAGAGGAAGCCCGAAAAGACCAAGCAGAACAACCCTGGCTATCAGACCGGAAAATAAACGATAGACTATATGATTTCTACAACCACCTGAAAGAAAATAAGATAACCTCATCCAAGGCATACCTCACCACCGTACGAAGCTTCTATGGACACTTTGAAATCCAACTCCCAAAAATGAGGATTAAAAACCCTGCCAAGGATCAGCAATTATCTACTGACATACCAGGCAAAAAAGAAATACGATTAGCACTTGATAACAGTAAACCACGATACCAGGCGATAATTTTATTCATGGCCAGCACCGGACTTTCAATGTCTGATGTTTTAAATTTCACTCTGAAAGATTTTCTCACTGCTTTAAACATAACTAGTGTAGATGAAATAACATCTTTACAGGATAAAAAGGAAACCGAGTTAATAGGATTATGGCAGGGTCGTAGATTCAAAAACGACATACCATATATCACTTTTAACAGCCCAGAAAGTACAAAAACAATAAGTAAATATTTACTCAGTAGGAAATGGGAACTAGAAGAAAAACAATACCTATTCACTAACACGTGGAATAACGGCCAAATAGCCGTTAGAACGTTTAATAACCAGTTCGTGGCCATCAATGACAAATGTGGTTTTGGTAAAAGTGGTAAGCATCATTATTTTACAAGTCATCAATTACGCCGGTTTTTTTCTACAACACTCACTGAGCACCGGGTTCCTTATCTTTTTGTGCAGTGGATGACTGGGCATAAATTACCAGATGTACCTGGGGCGTATAATAAGCCTTCCCTGAAAGCTCTTAGAGAAGAGTATTTACGTGTTTTACCGTACCTTACAATCAGAGAAAAAGTTAAAACAAAGCTTTTAACTGATGAGCGGTTACAGGAATATGAGGATCGGGATAAGCAGAAAGATAGAATAATAGAAGAGATGGGTAAGCGTCTTGACGCTTTAGAAAGGAGAGAGGAGCGTAAGGATAGGCTTAGAAAGATTGAGTAATACTTTCACTTTTTCACAATTGTAAGATCACAGCTGTATCGGGGCATTCTCCATCCTTCTTTTAGATCTACTTATAAAGGTGAGTAATACTTTTTTATTGAAAATTTCTGACAACTCTATAAATTAAAAAAGGAGTTGAAAAACCCATATACTTTTTCAAAAAACAAGGACGTATAGCACTGCAATACACTGCTAGACGATTGAGAAACCTTTAAATATGACGTGGTACTAAGTATTTCATACAGATAGATCAAATCTACCCGACAAAAAAGTAAGTAAATAATAAGAATTATTGGGGGTTGTAGTAACGAAAAAAGGATAGTGAGGACTAAAGCATAAACATTAAATAGATCAAAGTATGAACTAACTATAACAAACACATGGGTAGTGTTTACTTATAATCCCTTTAATATCCGCTCTGGATTTACGTATTAAAGGGATGTGTGGGGGTGCAACGGTCGGGAAACACGCAACACCTCTCACACATACAACAACCTGGGAGGCTGTTGCATTTGTTATCTATAGATCAAGGGAATATATATTTATCGACAAATCGGATTAATTTTCAGCATATTGGTAGACTTGAAAGGGAATTTGAAGAAAAGTATCAACTGTTTTTAGAAGTAGAGGATAACCCTGAATCGGGGGAATATCAACATTTAAAGGCGGAATTGTTCCGTATTGATGAAGAAATAGATTCTATTTTGTGGGGATAGTGTTATGGGACTATCTCCTCTTGTTTTTTGTTGGAGGGGTTTTGGGTTACTAACAGATCCCCTCCAGGTAGTATTTTCTTTTCCAACGTATTTATATTATGTGGTAAACTGGTTACATACTGGTTTATTAAAAAAGATTTATTCTTTGATTTCTTTTTTCTCTAAACAATCCTTAGCAATCAAGATTAGTTTTGATACTTCCATGCTTAAAGAAGATTGTCCCATTCCAAAATCCTTAAAGGCCCGTTCATTAGCAAATTCAAGGGCTTCTTCCATAATAGTAACTCTTTTCTGTTCCCTTTTTGAGTTTTTCCATTTTTCCATGAAGACATCATTTATTTCTGTCATGATGACATTTAACGCTTTTGCCATGTTTATCTTTTTCTATCTTGACATATATAAAGTTTTGCCACTTTTCCATCTTGACTTATGTCAAAACATTTATATACTACTTACACCTAATAGTCATATGTCAAGAAGACTAATTATCTTCAGACAAGGGGATACTATTTTTTTATCCCCTCTCTCCTCAGCTCGAGGAGAAAACAAAGAATGGAGAGAGGTGGAATATATGGAATGTGGATTTATAGACGAAATGGAATTAAACCGTGTCCTTAGCGAATCAACCGCAAGAGCCACCGGTGGAAACTGGAGTTTTAAACGTGTAGTCTGCATATACGAAACAAATTATTGTACTGAATGCGGACGATGCAAGGATGAAGACTTAGACGCTGAAGCGAACAGTACCTACATGAAAGAGGCGATCTGATGTCTCATTTAAGCTTAGTGCCACGCATTGGTACAGTTAAATGTCGTAAGTGTATCCACCATGGACACCTTAAAAATTCAGTGCATTTAAAATGCAACCACCCCGGAGCACATGACCTTATCTCACGTGGTAAGGATTTAAGGGACTTTCTAAGTGATTTAACAACCCATTCTACGATAAATAATAATCTCCTATGGACTTACATTAAAATAGAAGTAGATGATGATGTAATTGAAATTTATGAACCCATGGTAAACGGGTGGTTTACCTGGCCGTTCAACTTCGATCCCCGATGGCTAGATTCATGTAGTGGCTTTGAGGGGGTGGAATAAAAATGGCACGTAAAAGTCGTTTCTCTGGGATCTACAGCAAAGAATACATAGCTAAATTACATGGCAGGATAATAGCCGAACACCCCCCAGAATCATTTAATGACAAAGAATATGAATTTAGAGACTTTTTAATGGAAGAAATACGCTCACGACTCAACGCAGGGCATTTCAAAATTAAAGACAACATACTCATTTTTGGAGATAAAAAAATCCCACTCAAAGAAATACCCGAACCTGATGGTTTCTTTGACATCAACAAAAGCGCATTGCCTGTTCTTGAGGTTGATGAGATACAAGAGAACAGGGCATGGGTTAAGAACCGTCAAGGAAGACGATTTCCTGTTAAGATCAACAAGATGGCTGAAGTTGAAAGTGTTGCTTTTAACCTTGAAATGGGTGTAAAAGTCCTGGCATACTGCAATCCCGTGACTGGTTTTGAAGTTCTTGAATTTGAAATCGATGAGGATGTTATTCAAGAAAAAGGGAATGTTGAAGTTGAGGGGCCCATGGAGCTGATCGGATGAATAACGATGATGGGATGGATGTTTCTATTGAAAAGTTTTTCAAGGTTCGGGGGCTTGTCGAAACTGCCAGGAATGAAGTATTGGAGGACGGGCAGCGTAATCCTACGTTGGAATTGGTTTATAATCTTGTATTCAACAATTAAAAGGAGAATGAGGTGATAGGATGGAGAATACGAAAATACAGCACTGGAAACGGAATGAATTCAAATGGCATGAAAAGGAACAGGTCGAAGAAAACAAAACCCTGAAATCAAGGTTTAAACAGGCAATGACACGATTAAAAGAGTCCGTCCTGTTCGACTATGAACCTGAAGACCTTGAGGATGACGAAATGGAAGAGGTTGATTAAAGATGCGGTCATTTAAACAGCACGTACCGGAAGAAAGGATAAACCCTGTTTTTATCGTGCAGGTCAGCTTTTTAATTATTTGTACCGTTTTAATTGCCCTGTTAGCTTTTAATAATCTACTCGGGGGGTTCTAGTATGAACGTGGTCAATTTCGATCGGGACGACCTAGAAGTAGCCCTTGCCCTGGGACTGGTAGGACTATGCCTCGGTGGAGGTGCTATATTCGGAGGATATGCACTTTATTTAATTATTAATGCCCTCCTAGGTGGTGGTTTTTAAATTAATTTCATGAGAGTATCACCAACATGAACATCTCGACCCCTGGGGATTACTGTCGCTAAACTACGTCTCCAATACTTGCCCGTATAGCTCAGTTTGGCAGAGCGGGGGGTTTGTAACCTTCAGGTCGCCGGTTCGAAGCCGGTTGCGGGCTTTTGGGCACGTACTTCAACTGGAAAGAATCCCTGGGAACGAGGGTTCAAGTCCCTCCGTGTCCATTTTTAACTCCTTACAGTGGCTGGATAGGTGATTGAGTGCATAAAAAAACAAATTACCCCAAATAAAAGATTGATAAATACTTCTCTGCTATCTAATCTAGTGCTCATCATCCCAGAACCCCAAAAAAATTTGGGAAAAAAGATTTGAGGTGAAATAAATGGCTGAAACAAATATTGAAGACTTCAAACAGGAAGTCGAAAACGATTTGAAAGAATATGACAAATCCAAACAACCCGAACCGGACTGTGAATGTGGAGACTGTGAAAACGTAGACGAACCCGAGGTAAGCACCTTAGGAGATGGTCTTGGCTTCGAGGACGCCGAACACCTGCGAACCACACTCCACGAACTTGAAATAGGAGAATACGAACAAGACGTGAAAATTGCCAGTCTACAGGACGAATACAACCGACAACGAGAAGAGATCAGGTGGGAAATAGACCAACTGATAATACCACGTAAAAAGGACAAAGAAGCTATGAACGAAGCAGGATTCACACGCCAGGACGACTACGAAAAGCACCTACGAAAGAACGACCTTGCAGATGCGATCTATGAAATAGAAAATAAAATAATACCCATCGCTGAATCACTTGAAAAAGCAAGGAAGGAAAAACGAGACGCCGACTTAACCATTAAAGACCTGAAAAGGAAACTCGACATCCGGTTAAAGTACGCTCCTTTGATGCATAATACCGTGATAGTAACGCGAGAATTCAGACAAAATACACCAGAAATGATAATAGAGGGGAAATGAATGGATTTAAAAGACCATGGACTATCAATCTTAAACCCCTACATTGAGCAAATAAACGACCCTAATATCAAAGAATTAACCATTGCATGCTTAGAAAGAGCACCTAATTATTTCTGGAGTAGGCCCGCCGCCGTAAGTGGGAAATACCATCCAAAATTCGTGAACTGTCAGGGTGGAACTGTAAAACATACCGCATTTGCAGTATATCTAGGAATAGAACTTTGTAATACATTTGATATTGGAAAAGGGAGTATCCAGATGGATAGGATTATATCTGCTTTAATTCTACATGATACATTCAAATCAGGATATAGTGACAACGATGATTGGAGATATGGACTTTTCCATCCATTCATACCACGGAAAGCATTTGAAAAGGACTGTTCAATGTTATCTAAACACTTCAATTGGATAATGACCTTGATTGAAAGCCATATGGGAAATATTGGCTCTGGAGCATGGACACCAGGCGGTGTCCAGCCTATGACTAAGGAAGCCGAAATAGTGCATTTAGCAGACTATATTGCATCTAGAAGAGAATTAGATTGGGATAATTGGGAAATAAAGAGAAATTTAAAAGTTAAGACTAGAGAAAAGAAGGAAGAGTTAATATGAGCACATTAAAAGAAAAAATGAATGAAAAACGAGGAGAAGCCCTGGAAATAGAAGGCGACAACATAGAATTCATAGGAACCGAAACCGACCCCGAAACCGGTGAGGAAGTGGAAAAATTTGTATGGTCACCCTTCAAAGAAGGACAAGAAATAGAAGGCCTCGTCCTCGGAACAGAAGCCCGGAAATTCGGAGACCAACTACTCATCGTGATTGAAGACGGAAGACAAGTACTATTACCCGCACACGCAGATTTAAAGAAGAAAATAAACAACGTCTACCAATTCGATTATGTATACTGTGAATTAGAACGGTTCAAAGTTTCAGACAACCCCGAATACAACGACAAACCCATCTACAAATTAACTGTGATACCATCTGATGAAGTACCGGACGAATATAAAAGGGAATACCAGGACGGGTTAGAATGAGTGATGATGTGCAACAAGATGAACAGTGCAATGATAACCTACCAATACAAGTACAAAGCCCGCTCCCTGTTGATGTTGAAGGCTCTCTCCAGTGGTGGAATGATTATCAACGACTTACTAAGGAATTAATTGATGAATCGGACTATGATCCAGATGGGAAAAAAAAGAAATCTGCATGGAGAAAGTATGGAACTGCATTCCAGATCACAATCGAAAAAGTATCAAAGGAAATACTCCGAGATGACGATGGAAGGGTAATCACGGCTGAATGGGAAGTTGAGGCCATAGCAACGAACGGGCGTCGAATGCCAGGATATGGAGCCTGTAGTATCTGGGATAAAGCCCATGATGAAGATAAAAAAGATCCAAAAACAGGACGTGTAACCTGCCAAGGGCCATGTGATGGACGTAAACATTTCACACACCCCGAACATGATGTCCCCTCAACTGCGTATACAAGGGCGGTTAATCGTGCTATAGCAGACATGATCGGGGCTGGTGAAGTCAGTGCTGAAGAGATAGGACAATCCAAAGGGCCTGTTAAAACAGCAGATAATGGTAAAAAGACAATCAAAACCCGACAACGACCAGGCAATATCAAAGATGCCATGAAGGATAAAAAATCAGATAAAAATACAGTGCCAGATGGTGTTGATCCTGATAGTGTCCAGGATGCACAAATAACAACGAAAAAGGACGAACCGGAGACCGTGGATATGAGCGGCGTAAACCTCGAAACACTACTTGGCATTAATAAGAACCTGGACAGCTGGATAAAAACCTGCCATGAACGGGACGAACCCAAAACAGAGAAACAAGTTTGTGCATGGTGTGAAGGTCTCCTCGATGATAAAAAACTCACTATGGAAGAGTTTAAACAAGTACGACGAGCACTAGGACACGATGTGAAATAATGGGAGTGATTTAAATGAGCTACGAAACACCCCTGGATGTCATGCTTGGACTATATGGTAAACTACTCAAAACAAGGGATAAACAGGTAAACACCCTTGCAGAAATAGAGCTACAACTAAAACTATTAGAATACGATAGTGACGATGTTTCCTTTGAATTGGAGGAAGATTTAAAGAAAAAAAGAGACGAATACAAAACCAAATTAAAGAAGACCGAAAAACAGCTTGAACTATTGCAAAGAAAACGTGATGGTGGGGCTTCCCTGGACAACTTCCTCGACACCGGAAAAGCAAAAATAGAAGACACAGACTAAAGGGGGTGGACAACTTTAACACAACCCCCACCCCTGATAAAGACTTATCAATAAAAGGGGCTTTAGAAATCTTCTTGGAACTGTACCACAAAGAAGAAGTACAGCAACTCCGAGAAGAAGATAAATTAAGCTCCTTAGTTATTGATTTTTATGAACTAGATGGTTTCCTCAGAGGAAACACTAAATCGGATTTTATTGGTTCAGTACAGGGTATATTTTCAGACTTAAAAGGGATCTTAAATAAGGGCTTAGGCCAGGGTAAGATAGATCCAATTATTTCCTCTGTTCCATATACTGTAATGCTCAAAGATTTAGACTCCGAACACATTGGAGAATATATCTCCACAGCAGCCATGATTAAAAACATAACTCCAGTTAAAACTCGAATTAAAAAGGCCGTCTTTGAATGCAGAACATGTCTAAGATTACACCACACCTCCCAGGATAAACCCACCTTATCAGAACCGGGCCTCTGCATGGAGTGTGGAGGGAAATCATTTAAATTAGTTACCGGAAGCAGCGAATTTACTAATTATAGATATGTTAAACTGGAAGAACCCTTGGAGCTGCGGAAGTTTGGGGCTACAAGGGAATTTATAGCATATATTGAAGGGGACCTGGCAAGTCCTGGGCAAAACCTCAAACCTGGTGATGTGGTAGATGTCAGTGGCTATTTTGATGTGGTGCATAATGTAAAGAGTAAGGAATGGCAGTTTATACTTAATGCTAACAATCTTAAACCTTTAAACTCTACTTTTGAGGATATTGAACTCTCTGAAGATGATGTAAATGAGATACTTGACCTATCCCAAAAGAGGGATATTTTCAAGGTTTTAATCAACAGCGTGGCACCCGCCACGTATGGTTATGATGAAATCAAATCAGGAATAGTTTTACAATTATTTGAAGGATGCCATAGTAATGACGAAGAAAACAGCCGTTGGATAATCCACATACTTATTATTGGAGACCCAGGGATAGGTAAATCAAAGACACTCCAGGAAGTTTCTAACCTGGCACCAAAGGGGATCTATGTCAGCGGTGCCGGTGCCACTGATGTCGGTCTAACTGCCAGTGCCGTAAAAGACGAACTAACAGGTAAATGGGCTATGGAGGCTGGGGCAATAGTCCTGGCAGATAGTGGAGTGCTCTGTATAGATGAGTTCGATAAACTCCGAAAACACACCATGAAGTCATTGAATGAACCCATGGAGCAATTAACCGTCACCACTGCTAAAGCGGGACTGGTTCAGACTATGACCGCTAGAACATCAATCTTAGCAGCAGCTAACCCAAAGTATAGTCGGTTTGACCGGTACAAAAGCATCAAAGAACAGATAGATATTCCAGAATCAACCCTGAGCCGTTTCGACCTGGTATATGCTATGGAAGACCATATCGATCAAAAAGAAGATGCTAGTCTAGCAGGGAAGATCCTAGATCATGACTATCAAATCGAAGACCTAGAACGGTTGGATCCGGAGATGTTGAAAAAATATGTCGCTTATGCAAAGCGTGAGATCCATCCACATCTGACTGATGAGGCGAAAAAGATCATAGTTGATTTTTATGTACGGACTCGCCAGGCTGCCGCTGAAAATCCCGATAGTAAACCAATTACTCCACGTGATTTAGAGGCTATTGAGCGTTTAGGTATTGCTAGGGCGAAGGTAGAGCTTCGTGAGTATGTTACCCTTGATGATGCTAAGTGTGCTATTGATATTTTCCGTAATGCCCTTAAGACGGTGGGTTTGGAGCCTGAAACCGCCGGTAGTATCCGGGGTGTTAGGAGTGATAAGGAGCTTAAACAGTTGAGTAAAGCTGAGGCTTTAGTTCGTAAATATGTTGATATGTATGGTGTTAATATCCCAAATGCTGCGGTTAATGATGTTAAGGATGAGATAAGGGTTCATTGTGGTGTTACATGGGATATGGTGGATGAGATTTATGATGAAGTTTTCAATAATATTCTTAGTGGTGATGAGTATTAACAGAAAAAAAAGTCTCTATAGAGAATTTCTGAAAGCGTACGTATCTACGTATTGTACGTACTGTATGGTACAATACGTATGGGGGGTTTCAAATTCCTTTAGACATCAAATTTGAGGTAATAAAAATGGATAAAAAAGTAGGAAAAAAATCACATCTAACATTATCGATAGACGACACCGTCCTAAAAGTTGCAAAGAAGAAAATATCAAACATAAGCCAAACCACCGAAGACATGCTCAAAGTCCTAATCGACCTTGAAAACGCCAACGAAACAAAGATAGTCCAAGAAATAGCAGAAACAGAGGAAGAAATCAAAAGAGGCCATGGAAAATTATTAGTTCTCAGGGATCAACTCGAAAAAGTCAGAAACGAAACACGATACAACATGCAAGAAACCGAAAACAACCGAGCCTGGAGAATGGCATTCAACACCTATAAAGGCAATGATAAAATGGTAGATGAGCCATTAACACAAAAAGCAAGCCAAGTTTTAGGAGTAGAATATGATAATCTGGTTGAATTGATGGATGAAGTGTTGCATGAGGTTTGGAACAGGAATCCTGAAACTATGAGTATTGATGATGCTCAAATATGGGAAAATGTTAAAAAGAAATTTGCACGGTGGATAAAATGGACGAAAGAGTAAGAATGGGTACAATTGTTGGAACTATTTTAAATGAATTTAAAAATCAACATTCAAAACATTTAGATGAAAAATGCAGCTGGGAAGTTGATTTTTTATTAAGATATTTAGATAGAGAAAAAATAATTGGTGTAGATTATAATGTGGCTCTTGAATCATTACAAAGAGCGCATTTTAATAATGCTTTCCCAGATCATTTTAAATTAATAGAAAAAGACGAAGAACTAATTTTGGTTTGGGATCCTACTGAAAAAATTCTAATAACAAATCAGAGTAAATCTAAATCTTATGTCTATTTTATTTCTTCAAGCGATGGCTATGTCAAAATAGGTTCATCAACTAATCCTGAAGCTCGTTTAAAGAATCTACAAACAGCAACACATCATCTTTTACAACTTGTTCATGTGATTCCAGGTAATGAAAATATTGAAAAATATTTGCATCGTTTATTTGTATCTGATCATGTAAGGGGTGAATGGTTTAAGTTTTCTGAGGTTATTATGGATTTTATTAAGTTTAATTTTGTTTCTAATAAAAAAGAAGTTCCTTCAAGTTTGGAGGCGTTTTTTGAATAAAGATTTTTTGATGAAACTTTTTCTAAAAGTTTCTGTGAATTAAAAAGGTGAAAAAGATGTCTAAATACGATGACCTTGCAAACCGCCACGGCGTCCAGTTGGAACCATTTACAGGGGGTTACCTGGACTTGTACGGCTCAGGGGGATTGAGTGTCCTTGAACGGTTCATATGTGAGAATCCAGGGGTACGGGTGATATCCACGTTGGAGTTGGAGAAATGGGTACACAGGGATAGGCAGGTTACTCTTATATAAAAAAATGATTTTGAGGTGTAAAAAATGGTTGAAAAAAGGACAATTGTATGTAATAAATGTGGAAAAGTATATCGAAAAGAGTTCTATGAAGGGGATAGGTATCAAATAGAATGTGATTGTGGAAACACCATTAAAGGAAATTTGTAAACAATTGAATGAAGGTGAGGACTGATGTCTAAAGATGAGATAACTGATATTAATGGAGAAACCATCACAAAAATTAATGATTTGACAATAGAAGAAATAAAAGAAAAAATATTCAAATTTACGGGCAGTCCCGTTTCAGTATTTGATAATGAATTTGTCTATGGCTTTGAATCAATTATGGAACAATATTTTGTATCTTTGGAAGAGTTAGAATATCTTAAACACGTGGAAATAGAATGTGAGGACATAGTACTCGAAATTAAAGAATGTAAATTACGTTTAAGTGCGTGCTGGTATTGGGGTGAGGACTGATGCCAGAATTATATTGTGCCTGCGGGAATTTTTTAGGGGTTATATCAAATCCAGGAGATAAAACATTCAAATTTTGCCCAGATATTAACACAATACCTATTTATCAAATTTTTACGTGTGGTAAATGTGGGAAAATTTCAAAGGTGGAAATATGATTAGTGCTGAGTTTATCGAGATGAGCCGGGATTTACCCAAAGAAGTACAAGACCTTATCCCTGAAACAATTGAAACCCGATGGTGTGATGGGGAATGGCTTTATATGGGTGAAATTGACTCTCCAGACCTTATAATGCTAGGGGAAGTTAATTTAACTAATGATTTTGTAGAACCATTTAAAGTCCCAAGGCAGGAAGATTTACAGGAAATCTATAAACAGGTTCAGGATTGTAACTTTGAATTTATGCTTTTAAGATTCAGAGAATACATAGATAAAGGGATCTGGGATTATGGAACTGGAGATGGACAATGGGTTTGTTTTAACAATCAATGGCATATCACTGATTTTACTACCCTCTGGCTCTGTTTTGTCATGGAAATGTGCTATGGTAAACGGTGGGATACTGAAAAGAAAACGTGGACGGTGATATAATGGATATGGATAATTTCTTTTGGTGCCGTGGGGATGGATGTAATACTATTGATACTGACTTCAAATTCAAAAGAATCATACAATTTGAATTAATGGGACTTCCTTATGGCCTTTTTAGTAATTTTAGAGAATCTATACAACAGAAATTAGAAGGATTCAATTTTTGTCAATTAATAAGAACTATAAATAAAGGGAATGGGTGAGTTTATGAGGGAAATAAAGTATCAAGCATACGTTAAAGATGGAGAATTTAAAGGGCAAATCTTACCAGTTGAAAGAATAGACTGGGATTTCGACACCGGACAAAGATTAGACATGGTTTATTTAGTTCCACCCGAAGGGCAATGTAACCATATTGAATTACACATCACCGATGTAGAATTAAGAGAGTACACAGGTCTTAAAGACGTTAATGGTGTGGAAATCTATGAGGGGGATGTTGTAGCAGTGAATAGACCAGAAGAAATAGTTAATATGGTTTGTAAATGGATTGTGGAGTTTGGATGCTTTATGTTCTGTTTTAAGCTTGATTCAAAACCAAAACTGATAGGTGGGGGCTGTCTTCATATAGATCAATTTGGAGAACCATATAACAAAAAATCAGCCGTCATAGGAAATATTTATGAGAATCCGGAGCTCCTGGAGGACTGAAAAAATGGGTTTATGGGATATAAGGATTGTTTTAGAAGATTATGGGGAAATAAAAGATCGTGATGAGTTTAGGGAAGAGTTAATCGCACTATTTGAAGCGGACTTCCCAAAGATGAGATTCTATCAAATATCACCAAACATTACACAACATGAAAACAGCCCTTATAGGCAGTTAGAACTCCAATTATTTGAAGTTAACAGTATGATAGTTCGAAACAAGGCACTACAAAAAACATATCCTAAACAGAAGGGGGGACTTTTGATTGCTTTAACTACCTTGAAACAGATGAAACAAATGTTAGAAGAGCAATTGGGGATTATTGAAAAGGAGGACTGAAATCATGAAGTCTGTTAAACCGGAACGCCTCAACCACTCTCACGCATGTCCACGATGCGGTGGCTTCCTCGCAGTCTTCGGACCCGCCAAGGATGATATGTGGCAGTGCACAAAGGGGGGTTAAATGACCTTTAAACCAGAACACCTAGACCCTAAAACTTACACCAAAGACCGTAACGAGGAAATCGCCAGGGATAATAACCGAATACTCCAGGAACTCTTAAAGGACGTTCCACAAGACCAGAAAGACCACATAGTCACTATTAAGGTTAGGTGGGAAGGATTTCATGTTATCCTTCGTAATAAAGGATTAAAAATAGATGGAGAGGACGTAGGGGAAAGTGAATAAAACATTACAGGTTATACAGGAAGCCCAGGATTATATGAGGGATAGGGCTTTCTTTAACAAACTATTTGGAGGCGAAAACGTGTTAGAAGATAAAATGGAAAGATATGAAAAATATATTAAACCACTTTTAAAAACAGAGGGAAAAGTAACCGCTAAACAAATAAAAGCCGTTTGTGGATTCAACGGGTCAAACGTTTACGGTTATCTGAATGAATTAATAGATAAAGGCCTTTTAATAAAAGAAGCCGACCCGAAGGATGGGAGAAAATCCTATTACAAACTACCAGGTACAAATTCAGACCGTGAACCTGCAGTTGCAGATCCTGATGAAAAAAGAGGCCATGGAAGAGCATACGCAGAACCCGAACCTGAAACTTTCTCCACTGGAACTCCAAACATCACACTACCAAGAAGTGAACCAGCCCAATCAGAGGACGCCTGCAGTCGATTAAAAACAATAATACTCCATGATATGATGGACACCAACGACAGGGGTAACTGTATAAAATTACACATATACCTTTTAAGGGCTATTCAAATTCACACAGCAGAAGAAGAGGAAGAATAAACTGGGAGAATTTTGTAAAGGAAGTGGTCCAATAATTAACATACAAGAAGATCCAGGCCGGCCTATAAGTAAGCTGTTAAAACAATACCAAACCCCGCAAAAAGGGGAAGCTGACACCACACGGCAATATACAAAAAAAGAACAACGCTTATACGAACGTTTAAGATACGCCGACTATGTTGGTGAGCAATTAAATGTTAAACACTTAAAACAACGTATAAGGTATATCATCGTAAAACAACAACGATTAAAAGATTTATGCCCCCGGTGCCAATGGGAAACTATTATCACAGCTATTGTTTATTATGTGAAATGTCATTATAATACTGATTGCAGGCCCTATCATGTTGGAAGGTACAGGATATGTAAGGAAAACGGTTTAACATTACAGATTTATTCAACGGTCTTAACACGCCTTAAACTGGTAAAGGAGTAATAATAAGCCGTGTCCCATGTATGTCCCATATATATAGTAAGAGAGAATAACTCCCAAAGAAATGTTACGAGTAACCACTGTAAAGGAGCACGTCATGTCTCCAAGGAAAGGGGAACACCCCCAAAAAAGGAAGGAAAAAATCCAACGATTACCAAGGATACATAAAGGAACCGACGCAAATTATATTTATATTTATGATAAAGAATGGCTCAAAACTGTTCTATTACAAAGATGTCCAAGCTGCCAGGAACCCCTCACCAAAAAAGGTATTAAAAGGGAATGCAGCAAAAACACAAACCACTTTTTACTATACGGTAATCCCATCCCATCCGCATACAACCGTCAATTACAAGGTACAACTCAGATAGAGTATTATGGTTTCTGTGACGAATGTTTCCAGCCCACGTTCAGGGATTATGACCGTGGGGAGATAGTTTGCAGCGCCTGTGGTTTATTACAGGATGATGAACTACCAGATATTATTTAATTCTCCTTTCGTCACTAGGGGGTTAAAATCTCCCATTTTCCACCTATACTTTTAATTATTACCCTTTTTATTAGAGGTGGTAAATACTAGCCCCCCATTATTGGTAGTTTCAACCATTTTTTTCCTCCTAAGAAAAAAATACAACCTCAAATGATATCACCAGCCCAATGGGGGGGCTAAATCCTACTCATTTATAATAATAATACAACAATAAGGAGATGAAATAATGGATAAAGACATAATAACAGCAGAAATAGTAGTCATAGTAGGAGCACTAAGCACAGTAGCCCTATACATGGGACAAGTAGAACTCGCAGCCGTAGGCCTAGGTGGACTAGTAGGATTCATAAGCCAAAACAAACTCAACGAAACTGAAACATAAACACTAAATGGGTGAGGCGGGATGGAAAAACACGACTGTATACAAGAAAAACGACTAACCAGGATAGAATCAGACCTGGAAAAAGAAGCCCGAAAACATGAAGACCTACGACAAACCATAAACGGCAAACTAGACGACATATACAAAGCAATACAAAACGGCGATGATAAAAACACCAAATACATCTTCATGGTACTAGGGATGTTCCTAGGAGCACTCATAAGCGTAATCGGCTTCTTCGTAGCATTCATAAAATAACAAACTATTCTTTTTTACAATTACAATAAACTTTTCAAGTGAACAGATATGGAAGAGGAACCGATCCATCTTGATGCTTTTGAAACATACTTCAAATTGAGGCAGTCTGGAAAAGGTAAAACAGAAGCTGCAATCGGAACTGGATCGGAACATGGTCGGACTAAATCGACCATATTTGAGTGGAAGAAAAACTTTAACTGGGATGACCGAGAAGCTGTAAGAAGTGCAGATATAAACAGAGAAGTTCAACAGAACACTAACAGTGTCATAATTGACAATAAAACCAGTTACCTTATTTATGCACATAAACTACTTGATAAAATTTTAATTAAAGATAAAGATGGAAATGTTACAGGTATTAACCTTGATATTAAAAGCATATCTGACTTTGAGAAGGTTACTAAATTATGTTTACTGCTCCAAGGAGAGGATACTGACAGAGATGACAACGGACTAAAGGAGTTTGCAGATGTCCTCCAGCAAAGCCGGGAAAAAGCAGGTAACCAGTAAGTTCGACTTTGGACTTATCAGTCCTAAGGGCTTGGATAGTATTGACCATAGTAACGCCTGGTTAAATATCTGGTATGGTGCAATCAGGTCATCTAAAACGATTTGTAGTATACTTGCATGGATTTTCTTTCTTTCAATCAGTCCACATACAGAATTCCTAATGTCTGGGAGGACACGTGGTTCACTCTACCGTAATGTATTACTGCCCTTTTTCAAAATCCTTAACGCATTGAGTATTAAATATTATTATGACCGTGACCCTGAAAAGCCAGCGATCCATATTGGAAACAAGATAATATGGGTCCTTGGATACAGCAATGAACCTGTATCTGAAAAGATAGTAGGAATGACACTTGGCGGTTGGTACGCTGATGAAATCAATACACACCCCACACAGGCAATAGAAGATACACTGGACAGGATGAGCCTTGAAGATGCACGGGCATTCTGGACTTATAACCCTGATGTTCCAAAGGAATATGTTAGTGCTGAGTACACCTTTAACGAGGAAAAAATCAATCAGGGTTTGATTAAAAGATGGCATTTTATTTTATCTGATAACCTAAATTTACCACAATCTTATCTCGATACATTATACGCTCGTTACCCTGTTGATAGTGTAAGCTATAAGCGTAAAATCCTTGGTATACCTGCAATTCCAGAAGGAGCTATTTATGATCAATTCAGTGAGGCACGGCACACATTTACTAATGATGAGATCCCGTACTCTGATTACAGTTATTATGTGATCGGTACTGATGAAGGAAGCGGTTCGACCCGTGTTTGTGGATTGTTTGGAATACAACGACAAACCACCGGTGACGAGTACCACCTCCTTGATGAAGTCTTCTGGGATGTTAGTAAGCATGATGGAAGACAATTAACCAATAAAGAACTTGTATATGGCCTGAGAGAATATAATTTTAAAGGCGTTATGCCAATGCTTGAAGGCAGACCTTTACACGCTTTTATTACTTCTCATGATGCCTCAAACCTCCGAGCATACTTGAAACAGAAATATTACCAAGGTAAAATCCTACCGGTTAAGACCTACACACCCAAAACCATAGCTGATATTGAATCTATACGTGAAATAATTGCGGAAGACCGGTTTAAAATCAACAGTGAGAATTGTCCTAATACTCTAGAGCAAATCCAGAGATATATCTGGGACCCTAAATTTTTAAAGCGTGGTGATAGTGTTGTTTATAAAAATGGAGACCACGGTCCTGATATGATACGAGGACCCATCCTGGGAACTCGAAACCTAAATAGTAATGGTTACACTCGTAGCCGGCACCGGAAACCCTTCTAAAAATAAACTATTCATTCTTATTTATCTTAAACTAAATGGAGACACCTAAAATTGAACCTTAACGAATACTTCCACATCGGAAACCCACACCAACCAATGGTACTCGAAGCCGAACAGGGAATAAAAACAATCCGAAACATAGGCAAGCAGCACAGCCGCCGGGGCAACCCCAATATCGGCTGGCTCAACACCATGACCGGTGGCGAATACAACCCCGATAAGCTGGACTGGAAAGTCTACGACAAGATGTTCCTAGACCCCCAGATCCGGAGCTGTATTAATTTCATCGACTACGCTAAACTCAGTAAGGATTGGTTCGTTACACCAGCCAGCACCGACCCTGAGGATGTAATGGTTAAAGAGTTCGTGGAACACTGTATAAACAACCTTAGAACACCATTCCGATTAGTACGGAAAAACATGTATACATCGCTCCGATACGGTTACAGTGTTGGTGAAGTCAATTATACTACTCGTATGTGGGAAGGGGAACTACGGATAGTACCGGATACCATCCAACCACTTCATATTGGGACGTTACAGAATTGTTTTGAGTATAATGATGATAATACGGTTAAGAATGTTATACAGAGGCCATTAGGTGGTTATGCTGGTGAACCAATACGGATTCCCGGTGGGAAATGTTTGATTAATAGTTTTGATGAAATCTTCGCTAACAAATACGGAAACAGCGGACTACGAAGTGTTTATGATAATTACTTCATGAAAAAGAAAATCCTCAGATGGTGGGCTAATTACCTCTACAAACAAGAAGGACCTTCTGTTTTCGGTAAGAGCGAAAATAAAGGGGAGTTACAGGCAGGCCTCGATGCTATGAGAGAAGGCACCCTCAGCTTTGTAGGTGAACCCACTGATGAGATAGAACTCATCGAATCACAGCACCGTGGCGAAGGATTCATGACTGCTATAGAGTACCATGACCATATGATAGCCAGTAACTTCATGATAGGCAGCTTACTATTGGGTCAGGCAGGTAAACAAGGCGGGGCCTATGCCCTTGGCCAGACTCACCTGGACGTGGCTATGCTTTACATGGACGGCCTTCATGAAGATGATGCTATTCCAATGCAGGAACAGATACGAACCTGGGTTGATTTTAATTTTACTGTTGATGAGTATCCACGCTTTACTTTTGATGCGTTTACTAAAAAAGATTTAATTAAATTGTTAGAGGTTCTTCAGCCTTATGCTAATGCGTTCTTAATCGATACGAAGAGTCAGAGTTGGATTGAACTCATGAAACAAGTATTCCATCAGTATGCGGATATTGAATATGAAACCGATGATGAAACCGAAGTAGCAAGTGAGACGGTGACTGATGAAACATCCTTGGATGAGATTGAGACTAATGATGAAGTGATGCCTGATATTGTTTCAGCGGTACAGGAAACACTACCATAAGACAGGTGATCAACCATGGCACTTGATCCCCTGGAGACTCAGAACATACAATACATGAACCAGCTTATACAAACCATCCGAAACGACCTCACAGGTAATGCTCAACGTGCTAATACCATTAAAGACTTCCTAGCACGTGTCGGTATCTATATTGAAGTTAACCCTTTTTTTACAACTGCATATGAACCTGCCACCATGGCTATTGTAGAGAGTATCCAATCAGCTATGAGCCAGGCCATGTCCGGCTTACCCCTTGGTGGTAATCGTGTACTCTTTCAGGAGGTTGCACGTAATTATACAATGGAAAAGGTCACGAATCTTGGTAATGATATGAAAACCCAATTAAAGGAGATAACCAGCCAAGGATTACGAGAAAGCAAAGCCCCTATGAGTATAGCCCAGGAGATGAGCCAGAAAGTCGCAAGTCTAGGACGTACACGGGCTGAGACTATAGCACAAACCGAAACACACCGGGCAAAGAACCTCGGGAACTGGTATAAGTACAAAGAAGCCGGTTATGAATACTTTATGGTGAGTTATGCTGGTAACGCCTGCCCCTATTGTAAAAGGGCTTATGAAAATCGTGTGTTCCATATAGATGAACTCCGTTATTTACCGCCGTTTCATACTCGTTGCAGATGTGGAGCTAAGTTTTACAGGAACCTTTCAGACCTACCAGCAAGTGCAGTTATACTTAAGCCCGGTGGAACTGTACCTGAACCCAGTAAGGATGAACTAAAAGATTATCGTAAACAATTCCAGAAGCCTAAGAATCTCCAGGCCAGTATGCCAGACCGAGACACTTTACTACTTACTGATTTTTATAAGCAGTGCTTAAGAATCACAGCTTAATTTATAAACTTTTTTTTGGAGGTGAATATAATTCGACACTATAAAGACAGCCAGGAATACCAACGAGACCAGCTCCGAGGTGCTATAAACCAGAAATACCCACACAAAGACGATGGAACTGGTTTTGACTTCAGCATCACAGCGACCTATCCAGATGAGAAGGTGGTGGTGGTCCATGATTGGCGTCTGGAAAAATACTATGAAATGCCATATTCAATCGAAAATGGTGAGGTCACCTTGGGTGAACTATTGGAAACTGATCATGATGAACTTTATATAACTAAGACTCAGATTGAAGCCCAATTAAGCGCCGCTAGTGCAAAAAACAAACCTGTTGGTATAGGGTGGAGTTCTGGTGTTCATAATCTTTTCATTAACCAGAAACCAGCACGATTACTCGTACCACCCAAAACCATACTCCCTACTTTCCGACAGCTTAAAGACAAGCTAAGTGATAGCAGAGTGCCACTCGGTATAGATCACCTAGATGAGAAGATCCTAGATGAGAATAAGATCCTGGCAAAGATGAACCTACTCGATGTAGGGGATGTAAAAGAAGTAGCCACGGATGGCAAGGACATATACATCACTGATTCAACATTAACCAACCCATCAGTACAGAAATTACATAATCATGGTGAACTACCCGCATTTAGTATTGTCGGGCCTGTGAACGTGCATGAATGTGAACGTGAGGATATTGATTATGTTCTTGACAGTTTTAAAGATATTGAAAGAATTGATTTTGTAGAACAGGGAGGATGCCAGACCTGTAAAACCGGCATCGAACCAACAGAACTTATACTTGCTAGTAAATTATCTATGGAGGTAGATAACTTGACAGATGAAACAATTGTAGATAAATTAAAAAAACAGCTGCAGGAAGATCCTGAAAAACTGAATTTTACACCGGATGAAATCAAAGAGTTAGAAGGACTCGCTGAAGATGACATCACTGTAAAAGGTTTACTGGAACTTTCAGGATTAACAGCTGACCCCGAAGAAGAATCTGAGGAAGTAGAAGAGTCTAATGTAAATGTAAATCCTACAGAGGAAACTGCAGTAGAAGCCCGCCTTGCAACTCTCGAAAAAGAAGCTAAGGAAGCTAAACTAGAAGCGCAGAAAGCAGTGATCACTGGTAAGATTGATGTGAAAATCAAGGAAGGAACAGTTAAACCCGCACAGCGTGAAGGATTACTGGAAGCTGGCTTATCAATGGACACTGAGAAGTTCGACAAGTACCTCGGTACTTTCACTGAGAAAGTAGTAGACCTCGAACAGCATGCTCACCTCGAAGCCAGTGCACCTGATGGCGCCCCCAGTATGGAAGATTTAAGAGCTTCCAGGAAATCTGGAGGATACTAAAAAAAGGAGGTATGAAAGATGATAAGTCAATCAATGAATGTAACCGGGAACGCATCCCAAATGACTTTCTTTGTCAATGAAGGGGCGTTTACACGTAACAATGAAATAGACACCGACGAAGGCCTTAAACGTGGTGGAAGCTTCGCATCCCCTGGTAAGAAGGGCATGGAGATGCAGATATGCACCAGTGAAGATATGTGCGTAGAACCTCTATCAACTGGTATACCCATTGGTAGGTTGATGGGAAGACCAAAAGGAAACCTACCCAAAGCTAACGCCGCTGAATTTGCCTATCCTATGAGGAAGGAGAAATTAGAAATCTATGGTGAGCTTGACTGGGTACAACTAGTTGATACACATGCAGAAGTCACCCCTGGAACTTACCTAGCAGTAGACCGAACCGACCCTTCTAAATATGTGATTGAAGAGGACGGCGCAACTAATGTTATAGCCCTGCAAACCCGGGCCGCAAATGAAACCGGTAACCTATTAGTATTTAGAAAAGGTGGCGGAGCTCCAGCGAGGGCAGCAGACTAAATATTATACTTTAAAAAAAATGGAGGCATGATATAATATGGCAAATGAAAACCCATTATCACCACTTAACATCGTACAAGACCAGTACGCCGCCCAATTATACGTAACAGATGAAGTAGTTAAAGGGCTGCGAATAGCCCCCAAACTAGGCTTCTCATCTATAACTGGCAAATCTGTACCTTGGTTTACACGTGAAAAGACATCTAAACAGATGTTCGACGAAAACCTGAAGATGGAACCACTCCCTAATGAGAAAGGAGATCTAATGATGATTAGTGGTTCAGAGTTAACTCCTGATAACAAGAGGGTAGAAACCTTTGGATTCCGTTATGTTGTAGACAAGGAAGACCTTGAGGCTACTCCTGAACCGTTCTTAGCAGATATACAGGACCTTTGTTATGGTATTAGTAAAGCTGTTGAGGTGGATGTTGCTACTAAGCTTATAGCCGCTGCAACCGCATCCTCTGCGGATGTGACTGGTGGAGTTTGGAGTACAAGTTCACAGATACCAGAGTGTTTAAGAAGTTTCAAATCGGAGTATATGAAACGTGACATCAACGGTTACTTGGATTTACTCTTTGAACACGCTGACAACTATGATGAACTCGGTAACTTCATAGTAGCTAGCGAAGGACAGAACAACCTCAAAGAACAGGACAACATCATAGACTACGCATCCATACAGAACACTTGGGCTGCTAACGGTATAGCTGAAGGTGCTGTCCTTGGTTGGTACAGTGGATTACCACCAGCTAAAGTAGTATTCCGTAAAATACCTGGAGCATACACCCCTATCACTCAGAAACCCGGTACTGAACAGTTCCCAGTTATCAACATGAAAATTATTGATAACGATGGTAAAGGAATGGACCCCGTCCGTGACTTCAGATTTGGTGCATCTTGGGCTGTTCCTATTAACCGTCCTGCTAGTATATTCTATAAAACTGGAATCTAAAGATTCCTAATTAAATTTTTTAGGAGGTTTTAGATTATGACTTTACTTAAAACAGCCAGACAAGTTATGAATTTCGCCCGTAACCCATCTAAACTAGTTAGTTTGATATGGGATGAATTCACTGCCTTGGATGGTAGAATTGATGATGTTGAAGCTGGTACTGTTGCGGAGGGTAGTATTGATACTGCTGAACTTGCGGATGGTGCTGTTGAAACGGATAAGATAGCAGATGACGCTGTTGATTCAGATAAATTAGCCATCTTTAATTCAACTGAACAGACGGGAGATGGTACAGCGCAAAGTATCGCTCATGGCCTTGGTGTTGAACCTGCAATTGTTAGAATAACCTTTTCTAGCATACCTGAGGGCGGAGCGACTTATACTTACACTAAGGGTTCTACGAATGTGAATGTCACCGCAACCACAGGTGCTAAGTATTTTGTAGTGGCAATAGCTTAAAAAAAAATATTTCCCACTTTATCTTTTTTTTTTAATATAATTTTTTTTATTTGGAGGTTTCAATTTTATGGCAACTAGAACATCAACTCAAGATGGACTTGCATCGGAAAGCTTTGACGGTGAAATAGCAAACGGTGATGATTTACAAATTAATCATAACATTACCTTTGATATGGATTTCTCAGGAATGGCAAATGGTATCCGAGATTTAAGCATAGCAATAGATAAACGCTTAATTTTTAAAAATGACGCTATTACATATTTCAAATGGTATGGGAAAATATTATTAGAATCATTAGGAAAATTTAGGATAGGAACAGAAGCGTCTCCAATTCAAAGACCCCCATCCGGGTCTGATGTACGATGTACATTACATTACACTGGTAGAGATTACGCCCCTATCTATGAGGCATTTGAAAACAATAGTATTTTTGGTTGGGCGCCCACACTGAATCATTCATTCATTACGGAAGATTTGGCTTTAAATGAAGATGAAATACCCCTGGAGACTGCTATTGATGTTCAACCTGGTGAAAAAATAGTAATCGCCTGTGGAACTGATGAATCATATATAACCGAAGATTCCAGTGGTATTTACACAGTTTCATCAGTGGATGGCAATGTAATCACTCTTGCTGCAGGTTTAGAGAAAGCAAGAAATGAAGGAGATGTAGTAGCCATATATTCAAGACCAATATGCTTTAGAAGTGATAATAAAATATACGGACACATTTACGGGGCTGAAAACGTCCAAGGATGCTTATTTAAAAATATTGACTTGTTAGATTATTTATCACAACATCAACACTGTACTTATGACGGGAAAACTAATCAATCAACGAGTAATGGTTCTTTAGAGAATGTTACAATCGTAAATTCGGTATTAGGGGGTACTTTCTTATTCAATTATCAGGATACAGTGATTATAAATCCTCTTTCATGGTTCGGACTTATAAACTCTTCAATAGATGCAGATGGTGTGGTGTTTCAAAATATTGGCGGTGATGGTATTGTATCATCAGCTGATTCAGTGTATAAAAACTGTATTTTTAGAAATCTTGACTTTTTAGGCCAAGAGGTAAGAAATATCAAATTATACAACTGCATAATAGATACAAACTATGAAATGCTTGACAGTTACGATGCTACATTGTTAAATTCTACTATTGAAAGTTTCAATCATAACCAAGTAGTTGGAGCGTATAAAAACTACCAATATGGGGGTACAATTGAAACTCAATCAATAGATGGAGTATTACAGCCGGGTAAACTTGTTTTTAAACCCCAATCCAATGATTACCCAGTATTCAAGGATTATCCTATATACGCACCTGCTAACAGGATAACCAAGTATTATATGCGTGCAGTTAAGGATTTCACCGGGGGCACGGTTAAAGCTGAAATCATAGACCCTACAGATGATCCACTCATAGATCCAGAAGCGGAGGCACTAGACACTGCACTTATGCCCGACCTTACAGTTGAAAGACAATCATTCAACGTCTCAGTCAAACCAGAGCATGATAAACAGTTAATATTACGTGTATCTGCAAAAAATAGTCAAGGAACTATGATATTGTATCCTCCAGTTATATATGAGCGATTCAGGAAAAAAGAACTGAAATAAAGGTAAAGAAAATATGACATACGCAAACATCGACGCAGTAATGGTACGACTCGGAAACAGCCTCAGCGAAGATCCCAGTGAAGAAATAATCGCTGAAGGAATAGCCGCCGCCGAAGATAGAATACAAGGAGCACTCAAAAAGAAAGACATCACACCACCAACAAGTGATACTAATCTTACCAGGGCGGCGAATTACCTAGCAGTCGCTGACATCCTAACATCAATGAACAACACCAACACCGAACTACCTGCTGCAGTGAATAAATGGGAGAAACTTGGCTGTGATAAAATACGAGAGTATATCACGGATGTTTTAAACCGTGAAAGCGGCCAGGCCTATACTAAGAGTAATAATAGTATGTCTTGGTATGATCACCGAAGAAGGCCGTAAACTATGGATTTATGGATGGAACTGGACTTATCTGAAGTCGAAAGATGGTCACGTAGTAAGGAATCAGAACTACCCGGACGTGCCTATCGTTTAACATTTGATGCTACGAATGATGTTCGGAACGCAATGATGGATGTAGGCCCTGTAAGGTGTGGTTTTAATAAGAACAGTCATGTAGCTGATGTTATTAGTTGGAATTATGGTATAGCTTATTCCGATAGTCCTTATTATCCTACTATTATTAAAGGCCGTGGCCCTGTCGTCGCGGTAAATGCCAGGGCTTTAGCTATAAGAACTAACTGTGGTGGTGGTGTTATATTCAGGAAGAGTGCCGGTCCTGCTAAGGCGAATGATTACCGACCACGAGCCATTCAAAGAGCTAATAGTGATATTCAAAGACATGCCAGTGAATTTGGAAAGTGGTACGTGACATAGAGGGGATTATATGGTTGAGCTTAACGATGGAATAACTTTACAAATATCCGATGCTGTAATCGATTTACTCGAAGCTATGGAAGACAATAATGAGGATAAAATATTTACTAAAGTTAATTTAGGGAAGATTAAGAGTTTAACAGCCCATAAAGGTGTCGTTGCTGAAGTTTATGTTAATGATGAGGATAGTTTTCAATATATGCTCGGAAGGGAAGAGCATAAAAACCGTGATGTTGAAATCATAATTGGCATATTCGTTAAAGGTGTAGATGGAAAACCTGAAAGACTCAGATTAAGTATTAAAGACGTTGTAATAACATTAATAGAAAACAACGGAACACTGGGGGGTTTAACCATGTTCAGCCAAATAAAAAACGTAGCAAATGGTCGTCGTCCTGAAGGTAACCGGAATAATCCCACTCTCTTTGGTGCATCAATGATTTATGTTAAATATCAGCTTCATAATCCTTAA